CAAACTAGCCAAGTCAAAATCCGGAAACTCATAAGCGATTGTCATCTCTCTCTCTCCTATCTGGCACGCTTCGTGCTATCTATCTATGGATCTATCGTCCATGTAGATAACGATATAGACGATATCAGATTACGTCTAATTAATAGTTCTTATGGACCCATTAATATCTTAAATAGGTATCTAGCGTCCTACCCCCTCGCCTAGCAGGTCAATGTGAAAGGAGGAAACCTTATCCCGCTCTTGAGCAAAAGGGGTGACAGCTTTTGTCATTAGACTTTAGTAGGGGTCATGTTCTCAATTCGAGCACAATCTAGCGTTCTAGAATCCTAGTATACTAGTATACAAGTGTCATAGGTTGTGAGTGTCTAGTGTCTAGCGTCTATGGCAAGGCACTCTGCCCAGGCGTTGGGCCACGGGGGTGTCGGCTGCGTGCACCCCACATTTAGTTCCCCCCAAAAAATATTTTTGTTATAGTGCGATTACAATTTTGGGAGTTCCCGATGGCTGCTTTTGTTAAAAACCCAATACAAAGAATGTCCAATGAGGGGCTGTTTGACGACGCCTTTCAGCGTGACCCTGTGCTGTCTCTTATGGCTGCGGCTTGGGCGCCTTCTGATTTACCAAAAAAATTTGAACAATTGGACGTTGACGAGAGCCGAAGGAAAAAAGAGCAGACTGATGTTATGTTTCAAAAAATTAAACAGGATCAGGAGCAAAAGGAGCGAACTCAGTTAGCTTCTGAGCGTGGGCAGGCTTATTCGTTTTATCCAAATCAGGATTACATCAAGCGAAATTTGGCACCTGAACAATATGGAGAAGTTGATTTAAAGGCTTTAGCTCAGGCGCAACGAGAAGCCGTTAAAGCTGGAGTGTTAAACCCTGAAGTTGCCAAGTATTTTTTACCGAATGTATTAACTGAAGGATCTGCTCGCTCTGGCAATTACGGTTTGAGTTTCCCGTATTATTCTGAAAAAGGCGGAGATCCCTATGCTAATATTGCCAAAAAATTAGGGTTAGAACATAAAGTGTCTGGCCCTCAAGGGTACAGATATATGTACAAAACCGGACCTAAACCCGAATACAAAACCATTCCACCAAACACAACGTATTATCTTCCTAAAAAAACATTTACTGAGCAAGGGGGCTTTTATTACGGCCAATCAATGACGCCGGATGAAAGGCTTTATAACGCCAAATTGGCGGCTATGATCTTGTCTACTAAAGGAAAAACGCCAGAAGAAGCCATTAAAGCCTGGAACGGGATTGGTGCTGGCGCTGAAAATCATTGGAAAAAAGTTCAGGCTTTGCAAGACGCTTTGAGGTTGCCGCAGAACGCCGATCTCATGAAAAAATACAATGAATTGTTGCAAGCCAAATAAATCGCCAAGCGGTCTTGACTTACATCATATGATGGGTGATATCAGTTACAGCGGGATAGAGCAGTCTGGTAGCTCGTCTGGCTCATAACCAGGAGGTCGCAGGTTCAAATCCTGTTCCCGCAACCAAATGCTCTCATAGCTCAACTGGATAGAGCGACGCTCTACGAAAGCGTAGGTTAGAGGTTCAAGTCCTTTTGAGAGCGCCACCACTGGGGACAACACGATGGCTAACGGCGGTCATATTCGAAAGACTGTAGAGCGGGATTTTAATTTTCCGACTGTGATGCAAGGGCACATTCAGAAAGTGTTTGACGGCGAGTACATGGTTCCTTGGAACAAGGATGAGCCGTGTCTTGTGTTGGATGTTGGTGCGAATGTTGGGTCGTTTGCGGTGTGGGCTAAGTTGGTTTGGCCTAAAGCGGAGATTGATTGCTATGAACCGAATCCTGACATGGTTAAGTATCTTGTTCAAAATCTTGAGGGTTTGTCTGGCTGCACTGTTCATGATTCCGCTCTTGGTGATCTGGAGCTTGATCGCCTTTATCTTGGGAGAAACAACCCGGGTGAAGGTAGCCAATACCAAGGATCAGAACAGGTAGGCGAGTCGATTGAGATTGAGGTTACGGAACCTGACCAACTTCTGTCGTATGATATTGTGAAGTTAGATTGCGAGGGTGCTGAGGCGTACATTCTTCCGAGATTGGATTTGTCTCAAACGAAGTTTGTAATGTTTGAGTATCACTCGGAGAGAAACCGTCGTCTGTGCGATCAGGTGATGGCTGACAGTGGCTTTACGTTGATTGGCATGAGTGTGACGGCTGTTGAGTATGGCGTTGCCAAGTATCAGAGATTAGCATGAAGTTTGACCTTCAGCAGTTCTACAAGTTCTGCGCTCAGTTGAAGATTGAGACGAAGGAAAAGGGTCTTCAAAAGATGGACAGTCTTTTGGGGACTCAGACTTATGTGATGGATGAGATTGCCAAGGGTTTGCAGGATGACGTTCACTTCTTTGTGATCCTGAAGGGCCGTCAGCTAGGAATTACGACGATCAGCTTGGCGTTGGATCTTTATTGGCACTTCATCAACCCTGGTTTGCAAGGCACGTTGACGACTGACACGGAAGAGAACCGTGACATGTTTCGTTCGACGCTTGCGATGTACATGGATGGCTTGCCGAAGGAGTTTAAGATTCCTGCGCTGGCCCATAACCGCAATCAATTGAGTCTGAGAAACCGCAGCCGTTTGTTTTATCAGGTGGCGGGTTTGAGAGCCAAAGGGAGTCTTGGTCGTGGAAAGGCAATCACTTACCTACACGGAACAGAGACTTCTTCATGGGGCGATGAGGAGGGGCTTGCATCTTTGCTCGCATCCCTTGCTGAGACAAACCCACTCAGACTCTACATGTTTGAGTCAACCGCCCGTGGTTTCAACATGTTCCACGACATGTACGTCACAGCTAAACGAGCACGTACTCAACGAGCTATATTCTGCGGCTGGTGGCGGAATGAACTTTATTCGGTAGACGGCAACAGCGTGGTCTACAAGACCTACTGGGATGGCAAGATTACGCCTGAAGAGAAGGAATGGATCAAGGACATCAAGAAGCTGTACGGCGTTGAGATTAACTCGCGCCAGATTGCTTGGTGGCGTTGGAAGATGCTTGAGGGCATCAAGGACGACGCCCTGATGTATCAGGAGTTTCCTCCGACTGAGGACTACGCATTCGTGATGACGGGAAGCTCGTTCTTCTCAAACAGCCGTTGCACGGATGCCATGAAGGAATTGAGAAAGAAGCCTTACGATTCCTATCGCTACACGTTTGGCGTGAACTTTCAGGACACAGAAGTTGTGAAGTCCTCGCCCAAAATGGCGACCCTTAAGATCTGGGAGGAACCCGTTGACACTGGTATTTACGTTATTGGTGCCGATCCTGCTTATGGCAGTTCCGATTGGGCTGATCGTTTTTGTATACAGATCTTCCGTTGCTACGCCGACGGAATTGAACAGGTTGCCGAGTTTGCCACCTCAGAACTCAACACCTACCAATTTGCATGGGTGATTGCCCACCTTGCTGGAGCCTACAAGAACTCAACGCTTAACCTTGAAGTCAACGGGCCGGGGCAACCAGTCATTCAAGAACTCAAACGATTGAAAGTTCAGGCTGCTGCCATTGCCTCGGTTAGTGAAACCAAGAAGCAAGGCGAAGAGCTGATGAACGTTCTCTCGTCAATGAAGAACTACATCTGGCGCAAGAACGATACGATGGGTGGTCTGACCAATTCGATTGGCATCATCACGACGCAAGCCACCAAGGAGCGGATGCTCACCTACTTCAAGGATTATTTTGAACGCGGCATGATGACCGTCTGTTCAGAAGACTTGGTTGATGAGATGAAGACCATTCGACGGGAAGGCTCGTCAATTATGGCGCCTGGTAGATCCAAGGATGACCGCGTGATGGCAACGGGCATGGCCTCAATTGCGTATGCGGAGCAAATCCAACCTCAGTTGATCCTTCGGAGGATGACTAAAGAGATCGTTAAGGAGCAAGAAAAGATGTCTCCTGAGCAAATCACAATCGGCAGAAATGTGTCTGGCTATTTGAAGAGTATTGGATATGGCTCGTCCTGAAGCTCTACCTAAACAAGAACTCTATAGGCGGCTTGATCGTTTCCAACAGGACGATAAGTCGCCTGTTTCGTGGACCATGTTGGCCGAATTGACGGGGTATACAAAAGGATACCTCAGAGATGTCTTCGTTAACAAGACTCAGCCGCTGTCAGAGACTTTGCAGATCCGAATGTCACGCGCCTTGCAGATGATTGAGAACGGCGATGTGACCTATATGCACAACAACGACAGAACTCGGTTCATTAAATACAACCAAATACCCAAACCCACCCTGATGCGGCACCAACGCATTGCGTTTGATAATGGAAAATTTACCGTCAAACTGGGGGTTAAAAAACGACATGACTACTCATACACGACCCTGATTGAAGAGTTGGAGGATTAAATGGCAGTTCTTAGGTCTTATTCCTGTTCTAGGCACGGTGTCTTTGATGCTTGGGAGGCTGAATGCCCTCACGGCTGCAAAGACGTTACTCAGGTCTTCACGAAGGCTTTTTCGATCAAATCGTCGCGTACAAAGACCGCTGACAAGACCCTCGACGGCTTGGCAAAAGACTTCAAGATGACTGACATCAAGTCAACACGCGAAGGCGACCATCAGTCGGGATACTTCACCCGAAACAACGCAGAGCCACCTAAAGGGTACGAGGGCGCTCAAAGCGTTTTGTGGGGCGGCGGTGGGCGGTTCAATATGTCTAGCGCATTGAACGGCGGTGCTGTATCTTCTGTGCGAGGCGAGCAACCCGGATTCAACCCAAGAGACATGGGGCAGTTGTCTGGACCTCGCGCAGCGAGTTACATTGCCGACCATGAAGGCTTGAAACTAAATGCGGATTCCAACAAATCCTGAAGACCGTGAGTTCTTCTACCTCGACCTGATTAACAAGTGCGAGGTATCCAAGTCAGAGCGTCAAGCGGATTACGGTTCGCTTCGCTCTTATTTTTTGTTTGGAGCTGGGCCTGAAGAGTCTCCCGCACCATTCAACAAAATTGGCTCGCACATCGATCAGCTAGGATCGTTCCTCTATTCAGCCGAGACAACACGCTTCAACATCGCGCTTGGTTCTGGCGTTGATGAATTGCAGCACAGATATGTGCCCGCTCTCACTCAGGCGCTTCACGATGAATGGAACAACTCAAATGCTGACCAGGTATTTGCTACCGCCCTTACTTGGTCGTTGGTATTTAATTCTACGTTTATCAAACTGATCCCATACCGAAATTCAATCAACCCGTATTTGGTTGACCCCGCAACCATTGGCGTCTTGCGCGAAGACATACCCTACACGGACCGCCAACAGGCGTTCACGCAAGAATACTACATGACCAAGCCCGATCTTTATGCGCGGCTCTACAAGCACCCCAAGCGGGACCAGATCGTAGACCGCATCGCAACAGGTCAGTACTCGCCAAGCCAGATTCCTGATGGCATTGACCGCATCGTCATGTCGCA